GTTCTTCAAGAGATGTCAGAGGTAAAATGATTACTATAATTCTTGTCCTTTTATTAGGTTTTTTAGCAGGGTTAGCCTTTGTAGGCGCAATCCTTTGGTTAGGGGGTAGATGATGGAACAAAGAACAGAAGAATGGTTCGCAGCCAGATTAGGCAAGGTAACTGCTAGTAAGGTTGCAGCAGTCTTAGCTAAGAAGGACTCAGCCACTAGATCAGATTATTTGACAGACCTAGTTCTCGAAAGACTTACTGGCAAGCAACAGGAGTTCTACCAGAATGAAGCTATGCAATGGGGAACAGATACAGAACCTCAAGCGAGAATGGCTTATGAAGCTCAGACATCTACTCTTGTGGATGAGCTGGGGTTTATTGACCATCCTACCATTGCTAATTTTGGCTGCTCTCCTGATGGTGTTATTGGAGAAGATGGGCTTATCGAAATAAAATGCCCAAATTCTAAAACTCATCTTTCTACTCTATTGAGTGGTAAAGCACCGACCAAGTATATTCCTCAGATGCAAACTCAGATGGCTGTGATGAACCGCCAATGGTGTGACTTTGTGTCTTTTGATCCAAGGCTTCCAGAGGATTTGCAGTAGTAGTAGTTTTTTTAGATGAAGTAAATGAAACAGTAAATAAATTGAAAGGTTTAAAAGATGAGCGTTAAAAAGCAACTAAAAGCTAAGGCAGGTACTTACAAAAACAAGCAGGGTGAAGAAAAAACTCGCTATGTCAATGTAGGTGTTTTATTGGAAACTCAAAAAGGTGAGATGCTAAAGATTGAATCTTTACCTGTGCCTTTTGATGGATGGATCTACTTTGCAGATCTAGAGAAGCGAGAAGTAGGACAAAACCCTACAACAGCACCAGTATCAGAACTAGCAGATGATTCAGTACCATTCTAAGGAGAATATTATGAAAAAATTACTTATTGGATTATGGTTAGCAGCCTCTACAACTTTGGTGTATGCCAATTGCTCTACCCATACAGTTAGCTCAGGTGGTAAGTTTGTTACTTGCACTACCTGTTGTTATGGTGGTAATTGCACTACTAACTGTTATTAACTAACAATGGGCAAAAGCGGATGCTATTGTGCGACACCTGTATAAGGATCGTATTGCAGATAGTGCAGCGAGTAGCCCAGTTTTGAAAGGTTTATATGAGTCAGAGAGAAATGAAACAAAAGCGAATCCAGTATTTATTACTCAGGATGCAAAAAGAACCAATGAACTGTCACCAGATGGCAGATGCAGTAAATATGAGCCTTAAGTCATTCTCTAAGTATTTGACAGAGATGCGGTTCAAGAAGCAGGTCTATATCGACCATTACACCAGAAGCGAAGCAGGAGCTTATACGGTTTACTATAAGACTGGTGACTTGCCAGATGCAGAAAAGCCATTGCCATTCACTCAACAAGAATATAACAAGCGATACAAGCTAAAGACTAGAGAGCCTTTAAGAAGGATTCCTAAAGTCACAATAAGACCAGACTATGCTGCTCATTGGCTTTTTAATCCGATAGGAGATTAATATGAATTGCTGTGATGATTATGGAAATTGTACGCAAAACAAAAACTGTCCGATTAGGACTTATCAGGGATGCAATCAAAATTGTGACCAAGGAAGAAATTGCTCATGCTCAAATCAACATTTGAATCAATCAAACGAAACATCATCCTATATTTACTTATTTTCTTTATTGGGAATAGCGTTGGTTGTATTGGTGCTTATTATTCACTATCTAGGGATTGCTCAGTAATGGGTATGTTTAGGATTGCAGATACAGCTTATTCATGCAAAAGGTTAGCTCCATGATTACTTATCCCCCAGATTTGGCAGATAGACTTGCAGAACTTTTGCAAGCAAAGACACCTAATGGAAGTTATGTTGTAAAAAAACAACACAGACAGACTGTGCTTGAAGCTGAAATACTTTTAAGGAATTTATTTAGATGAAAGAAGAAGCATTGAAGTTGGCTGATGAGCTAGATGCCTTACATCAATATGTGCCAAGCGAAGCACCCGCCATGATTCGCAGACTTGTCGCTGAAAATGAGTTTTTAAAACTCTGGAGAGATACTTGGTCTCCTTATATTAAACAATATGTCGCTAAAACAAAGGAATTAGAACATGAATGAAGAACTAATGCAGGACTTCTGGAAACAGATCAATGAGATTGAGCAATTGGTTTGTAAACTGAATAATTGTCAGTCTATAATTACCATCTGTGCCGAAAGAACGCTCGGAGATGATAGCGGTGCATTGTGGGCTGCTTCAGATATTCTTAACGAAACAGAAGCAAAGATGGATGACAAAATCCATAACCTATGTCAAATCTATATAAAACTCAAAGAACCAGTAAAGAAAGCAAAAAAATGAACAAGGATTTCACACTATCAGAAGATGAACTAGCAGTAATTAGAGAAGCAATCCGCAAGACTATGGAGCAATACTTAGCGAGCTTGCAATGATTAGATGGGGTGGCACTTGCTTATGTTTGGTAGGTATCGCCCTGACTAGTCTAAATATATACCCTTTAAACCTCGTATTTGGGCTTGTAGGCAGTTTTCTGTGGACAGTCCAAGGCTACCTATACAGAGACAACGCTTTGCTCTTGGTGGAGCTTGTAGCAGTTTTAATTTATTTGGTAGGTATAGTTAAGATATTTGTATAGTTATTAAAGTTTCATGCAAATCCTCTTTTCAAAAGTGGAATTACACATTATTTACCGATAGGGAATAATTTGTACAAAATGCTATACATTTAAGCATAAATTCCCGATAGGGAAAGTTTCTTAAACTATACATTTGCCTGTATTTGTATATTTTCAGAAATTACAGGGAAAATTAATATATAATTAAACAAAACCCACTAAGAACTGGAATTCTTAATGGGCTTCTAACCACCACAATTTCGGAGATTGCTATGGCTGACAAATATTCTACACTCACAAAAGAACTATTGCACGAACATTTTGAATATAGAGATGGTGAGCTATATTGGAAAAAGGTTCATAGCAACAGAATTAAAGTCGGTGATGTTGCTGGATACAATTTCAGAGGGTATAAAAAGCTAGGGTTCTTAGGAGAAGAATTCCAAGCACATCACATAATATTCTTTATGCACTATGGTTATGTCCCTAAAATGATTGACCATGCAGATTGCAATCCACTTAATAACCGAATTGAAAACTTAAGAGAAGCTAACTATTTTCAAAACAATATTAATGTTGGATTAAAAAAAAGTAATACATCTGGTTATAAAAATGTTCATTGGGATAAATCAAGGCAAAAATGGATGGTCTTTTTTAGAGTAAATGGGAAAAGAATCCAAGTTGGAAGATTTGATGACAAAGAGAAAGCAATTCAAATAGCTAGGTTTTATAGAGAAAGGCTACATAAAGAATTTGCTAATCATGGTTAAACATATTGCAATTTCCCACGAAACTCAACAAGACCTTCTTTTTCATTAAATACTTGAACTAACTCAGGCATAAGCAATCTTCCTCGTTCAAACGATAACATTGCAAAACCGCTTCGCCAGTCCTTGCATCCGTCTTGAGTGTAATCTACAAATTGCTCTCCATCAGGATTGGCTAACATACCTGTTTGCACGCCATAACGAGTCCCATTGTAATCAGTAATCGGTTGGACAGCTAAATTGTGAGTGTGACCTGTAATCATATTCACACCAGCATTTAATGAGTTAGTTCTGCCTGCTCCAAAACCGCCTTTCCACATATGTTTAATTACTGTGTCATTATTTACCCAGAAAGAGTAGCAAGGTTGCCATGTAGGAAAAAAATCTTTTAGAGAGTACCCTTTAATGCCTTCGTATTGAGGAGCATTGGCAGCTAGATAATTTTCCCACCTTGAATCATGGTTACCTAGAGTCCATATAAGATTAGATTTAAATGTAGATGCTTCTTCTATTTGATTAAGATGATAAGTAACTGCTTCTAGTTCTTCTTTGACTGAAGGCTTGCTATCCCATCCAATTCTAGGATGTCTGCTAATAGATGCACCATCAAATGCATCGCCATTGCAAATAATAATCTCAGGCTTGAACTCTTTGATGCACTCAATCAATGCTCGGAAGGCTGTGGTCTCATCATCAGGATAAAAGTGCGCATCAGAGAATACTAAGACTCTCCCCTTTTCCATTGTGATACCTCTGCGGACAGAGTGCCTTGTGGCTTCTAATCTTTCTTTTAACTTTGCTTCTATGCTCGCTTTGTCATACTTTATTGTATGACCACTAATGTTTTGTGTTTCTAAAAAGATACCTTTGCGAGCTAAATCACTTCTTCTGCGATAAACATTTCTAACTGCAATATTTAGAAAATCAGCGACTGCTTGTGGAGAACCAAGTTCTTTAAATAATCTAATAAATTCTACTTCACTACAGGCTGCTTGTGCCATTAAAGTTCCTTTGGGTCAAAGCCTAAAGTGATAGCAATCTTATGGGACAGCTCATTAAAAGTTGAATCATGCTTATCCCAATTCTTGTTGTTCTTTAGGTAGAGTCTCATGTGAATAATCTCATGGGCTACAGTCTTAATCACCGTATCTAGATGACCATTCTTAGCTTCTGATATTCTAATCACATGGGGTTCTGGTTCATACTCACCCAAGCAAGTAGGGTCTTTGTGAACCTCAAACACTACTTGTTTAGATGGTGGCAAATTCCACCGATTAAAAGGCGGTACGCATATCAACATCTCATATACTGCTTGTACAGTTTGTGGAGTGACTAATTTCATACCGCAGAGTATCCTATTAAATTATGACAAGAACAAGACTTTTTCAGCGTTTCTTCTAATTTTTAGACCTTTACTAACTTTACCGCCTGCTAAAGTCCACTTTAATAACTCATTAGCTGCTTCTTCCCAAAGTTCACTATTAACCCTTTTTCTAAGAGTGCTATTCCTTAAATTACCAGCACCAAGGTTATAAGTAAAGCTAACAATAGCACCCAATCTATTCGGATGATTAACCAAAACAGGGCATAGTTTAATAACAGAAGGGAGAAAGACAGTAGAAATCGTAAAATCCAACAGCTCAGTTGCCAAATCAATATCAATCGGTCTGTCATGTAAAGTAACCTTTGTACCATCTTTGTAGAATGTAGAGCCATATCCAATCGTAGGAACACCAGCACTACATAGATAAGGCTTAGACCTAAATCCCTCAAAATACTTAATGAGAGATAAGGCTTCTGGAGTAATCATTTATTGATTCGTCTAAGAGTTCTATCTGCAAAGAAGTAACCAGCAATAACAGCCATTAAACCAATGTCAAAGCCATCCATAACAAATGACTGCTGATATAGCTTAAATACCCATAGAATCAATGCTACTTCAGCGTATTGCGGTCTGATAGTAGCGTTCCAAGCATCTACCCATTGAATCCCTGTAGGCTTATAGGATTGTTTAATGGCTTCTGTAAAGGCTACTGCTTCCTCGACTGATACATCTGCATCAGCTTTGACCATTATTTCTTTGATACCTAGTTCTGACTGTAATCGTAGAGATTCTAGGTTACGAGCATGAGCCTTATCATCCAACTCAGCTTGCAATCTCATTCTTTCGACTTCTTGGCTATGCTCTTGCTTGCGAATAAAAAATGAAGAAACTTCACCCCATATCATGCGGAAAGCAGACCCACCTAAGAAGGATAAGACAGCTTCTATCATTTAATAGTCCAATGACTAGTAATAAATGTAACTACACCACCAACAATAGAAGCAATTGTCATTCCCATCCAAAACCCGCCTTTGCTACGGTTGGCAAGTTCTAACAATTCTTCCATGCCTAACTCAAGTTTGTCTATTTTCTTTTCCATAGCTTCAACTTGAGCGACTAACTTACCGTATTTGTAAGGGTCTATTTGGTGGTTCTCGTTCATCTATTACTCCGCTGGTTGTGGTTCGACACTCGCTGTAGGCGAGGGTTCAACGATGTCCGCTGGTAGTGGTGTATTGCCTTCAGCAACCCACTTTAGGTACTCTTGGTAGTCTGTATTGGCTGTGTCGAATGGGATAGAACAACCATCAGAACTCAAAACGCTATCTATTTTTTCAGTTATTGGGTTTTTGATTTGTTTATACATAGTTTATAGCTCCGCAGTTGCTGTATACGAAAATTCTGTTGTTGTTGAATTTTGACAATAAAAACCAGTTACAGTTTTTGTATATGCAGTACCAGCAGAAAGAGCTATTGTCGGAGCAGACCTCATTGTGGTTGGAAAATAAACACCAGTATAGTTAGTTCCTGTATAAATATTATTTGTTCCACCAGAAGTTGCATAATACCTCTGACACAAAGCTAACTCAGTACCATAAGGTCTGTAATCAAAGCTAGTAGCAGTAGAGCCTTTTTCTAGTTGAACACCTGTGATGTAGAAGGTTGCTCCGCTAGTGCCGACTACTGATGTTGCTCCTGTTGCACCTATGTAAGTAGCTCCAGCCCATGCACCTGCAGTTCCATTATAAGTTGAACCAATGCCAAGTCCAAAAACAATAGCTATACCAATGCCATTGTTTGTGAGCCATGTACCTGTTGTATCGCCAGCAACAGTAATGCTAATTTGTGTCCAAGTATTTGCAGAAGAAATTGTGTAACTAAAAGGATAACTTCGATTGCCCGCTGAATTAAGTAAAGCACCACCAAAAGTACCAGTCAAGCTAGAGCGAACCCAAAAAGACAAAGTAA